GGAACTCGCCCTGTTGCACCTCGAACGGGTTTGCAACCCAGCTATCGAGGATTTGAAAAATGATCTCCAACGCGCTGTTATGGCGGATGACTATCATTATCTGTGCAACTATGACCTTGATTATTCACGATTATCACCACTCGATGCTATTAATATCGGGCAAGTCCTCGCCTTCTACAAGAAGCGAAGCGACTTGGACCTCGGCATTGACAAGCGAAGGGTGGCACGTGACAAGTTCATGGAGTCTGAAACCAGATGCCGCATTACGAATCACATGTTCCGATCTTGGGCTTCCGGAAGGTTTCAATTCCTTCCGGACGTCGAGTCAGCACTTCATGCTGCTCGACGGAAAATCGCCGAAGTTCTGGGAGATGTGCCTGCGCTAGCGGATTTACATCTGAGGTTCGGACCAGGGGCAAGCACGCAAGTGCCTAAACGCAAGGCTTGTGCGAAGGTGAAACTCTCGCAGCAAGCTTGTTGTAGCGAAGATCTGCTTCCTCTTGTCAATGAAGTACTAGAGGAAGTCCCGCAGTACACTTTCGCGTCGCAAGACGTGTTAGACTGGTCCGATCTCTCCAAGGAAGAAGAAAACCTTGAAGAGTACGAGGAGGGTTGCCGGGAGGCAACCAGAAAGCTCCGCGAACTCGGGTTAACAACCCGAGACTCGTCCGTCTGTAAAAGTGGAACCGTGGAGTCTCTCGCTGTGGACGTTGATGTCCACCCCGTGAAACTAGAGTTCGTACCGAAGAACGCCAAAACTGATCGTGCCATAATGGTTGAGCCTTGGCTCAATTCCATCGTACAGCTAGCTGTCGGTGACTACATGGCCCGTAGGTTGAAAGCGTTTGGTATCGACCTTGCCGACCAAGAGACCAACAAGTCTCTAGCTAGGGAAGGATCGTTAACCGGGGCTTTAGCAACCCTGGACCTAAGTAGTGCGTCGGACAGCATCTCGACCGGCTTGGTCGAGCATCTGCTACCTCCTGATTGGTTCGATTTCCTTCTCCGGTTTCGCACCGGGGTTGTCGTCGAATCTGATGGATTGGTGACGCGGCTTCAGAAGTTCTCGTCCATGGGAAATGGTTTTACCTTCCCACTGGAATCGCTCATATTCTGGGCCCTAACAAGGGCCTGCTGTCATCGTCGAGAGACGGTGTCGGTATATGGCGACGACATTATCTGCCCAACGCATCGCGTTGGAAAGGTACTGTCGGTCTTGAATGCCACCGGTTTTCTGGTGAATCAAGAGAAGAGCTTCTGGACTGGGCCCTTTCGCGAGAGTTGCGGTGGGGACTACTTATCGGGAATCGATGTGCGCCCTTGTTTTATAAAGGGACCTCTCACCGGTCACGATATGTTCAGATTGCACAATTTTTATATGCGCGATCTGGACCGTGAACTGGCATCCGCTGTGCGAAAGCACATAGACGACTCAATAGCCCTCCTTGGCCCCGATGGATTCGGGGACGGTGTGCTAGTAGGTTATCAATGGGATGCAATTCGTAAGCCTAACCACCTTGCGAATGGGTATGGAGGTGTTGTCTTTGAATCCTGGTGTTACAAAAAGCGGAATTTCAAACGCCGCTTGCCAGGGGATCGGGTTCTTCCGTCTTACTCGATTTACACGCGCGAGCGTGTGAGCGGGGATGACGTTGCGACCCTTCTTGCCGAAGAGAGACGGTTTTTGGCTTGGTTGGTAAACCAAGACCCAGATACGCCCCCAGGATCTTTTGAATCCGAAGGGTACCGTTTCACTAAGGATGGAGTCCCGGAGAATTATCTTCCGGGAACCAAAGGCTGCAAACGCATCTCGATCTACACATTCCAATTACCGTGAGGTAATGGGAACCTCTGACTAAAGTCAGATGACGCTGTGGAAAGACACAGTGGACGCCGGAAGGCTACAAACGTG